CGGACGACCGAGATGATGCCGGTCATGCCCGCCTCGAAGTCCACCCAGATCGACCCGTCCGCCTGAGCGAAGCGGGCCGACTCCAGCACGAACAGCCGCTCCGTGGCGTTCGTGATCGCGACGACCAGGTCGCCGAGACCAGCACGGAGAGCGGGCGGGTTGACGCCCGCCTTGACCGTGAGGTTCTTCGGCGTCGCGGCCGTGTTGGTCACGCGGACGACGAGGCGGTCCGAGTTGCCGGCCGCGCCGGTCAGGATCGCCCCGTTCGCCGGGGTGATCACGACCCCGGCCGGCTGGAGCGTCCCGGCGTTCGCCGGGAGGTCCGTGGTTGCTACTGCGTCGCGAGGCATGTGCTCGCTCCTTTCTCAGGGGTTGGCCTAGACGTCGGAGGCGACGAGGACGGCCAGGTTGTTCGGCCGCACGACCTTGGCGCCGTACACATGCAGGCCCTTCATGGCGTCGGCGAACCGCTTCTCCGGGCGGTACGCCTCCGTCTCGAGGATCTGCTGCGCACGCGACCACGCCGACCGGTGGCCGCCGATGACCTTGTGCTTGACGCCGGCGACGTTCGGCACCTGGTTGGACCGGTAGATGTCGAACCCGGCCGCCCGGCCGATCAGGCCGTTCGGGCCCGCCTGCGTGCCGTTCTCGAGCTGCTGGCGGTTGGCCTGCGTGCCGTAGCCCGTGAATCGCTGGTCCTTCTGCAGGTAGCCCTCGTACCACGGCGGAACGACGGCCCAGCGCCCATCCTCGGGCGTGTCGGTCGTGTTCAGCTTGGTGTTGAGGTCGACCAGCTGGTCGTACGCCTTCGTCGCCGTGACGTTGAAGCCCGTGATCGGCGCCGCGTCGGAGCCGAGGAAGTTCCCCGCCGCCGCCTCGACGTAGAGGCCGGCGCAGAACGAATCCAGGACCTTGCGGAGCCCGTACGCGGCGCGCCGCTCGGCCTCGTTGCGCAGGCCCTCGAGCGCCTGACGCCGGTCGACGTCGTCGATCTGGAAGTTGAAGTACTTCAGCTGGTCGACGACGAGCCGCAGCTGCGCGTCGGTCAGCTCCTCCGGCGCAGCGATGTCGACGTTCGGCACGTAGGTCTGGACGGTCACGTCGCCGAGCGTCGTGATGCGGACGGTGTCACCGGCCTGAGAGATCTCGCCCTCGTAGTCGGTGTTCATGATGTTGGGGCCTGCGTAGACGAGGAGCGTGTCCAACGCCTTCAGGATCCCCGCGGCCCAGACGGCCGGGATGAAGTTCCGGATCGACACTGCTGTTCTCCTTGTGAGCGGGTGGCTAGGTCGCCGCCAGCGCCTCGTTCAGCACCTTCGGGTCGAGGTCCGCGATCTGCCGCGGGGTCATCGACTCGAGCTGCTCACGGGTCACCTTGGTCGGCGGGGCGCCGGGCGGGCTTCCAGGCGGAAGGCCACTTGGCGGGGCGGGGGGCGGATCCCCCTTGACGAGATCGGGCTTCTGCTCGGCCACGGTCTCGAGCGCCTTGCGCACCGCCTCCTCGTTGGAGCGGTCCACGTTGGCGGGCAGGAGCGCGATCGCCACGTCGACGTACTCGGGCTTGAAGTCCACCGCGGCCGCCAGCTCCTTGAGCTTGGCGGTGCGACTGCCCTCGTCGATCGTGGCTTGCAAGGCGTCTGCCCGAGCCTTCTCCTGCTCGGCCAGCTCCTTGTAGCGACCCTCCTCCTCGGCCTTCTTGCGCTCGGCCTCCTCCTGCTGACTGCGCAGCTCGGCAGCGTCTCGCTCGGCGGCCTCCGCGCGCCGGCGCATCTCCGCGAACGCACGGTCGCGCTCGGGGTCCTGCGTCGGTGGCGGCTGAGGTGCGGGCGGCGGATCCGGGGGCGGTCCCAACCGCACGAGCTCGGCTTTCACCTGCTCGTCGGTCCAGTCCGGGTTCTGCTCTCGGATCTGCTTCTCGCGTGGGTCCATGCGTACGTCTCCCGCGCGGTTCGTTGCCCCGGTGCGACCGGGGGCCGATGCGGGCTCGGCGTGTCGTCCTGGCGGTCCCGGCCAGGGCGGGCTTGCGCGTGCTGCGCGAAGTGGTTAGGCAGGGACGGGAACCGGCGGCGCCTGTGTACGGCGCGCGACCTCCGCGGAGACCTGCTCAGGGGTCCAGTCCGGGTGCTCGCTGCGGACCTGCTGCTCGACCCCGTTCGGCGGCGGGGGCGGCCCGCCGATCGACGTGTCCGCCTGGATCCGCGCGAGCTCCTCGAGGATCTGCTCCGGGGACCAGTCGTCGTGCTGCTCGGCGATGGCCGTGTAGCGCGACCGGATCTCGGCGGCCACGGCCGTCGCGTTGCGGGTGATGACCTCGCCCTCGTCGGCCGGCAGCGGCTCGGCGCGCTCGACACTCGGCGGGTCGGTCGCGGTGTAGGCGCGCCCGAAGCCACCGTCCTGGTCGGACAGCGCGCCGACCTGCAGGATCAGGTCGAGCAGGTGCGGCAGCGTCTGGTCCCACGGCCGCGCCTTCGCCGTCGCGGTGTTGACGGTCGGCAGGAAGCGGAGGCGGACCGCGGTACCCGACTCGGCGCGGCCGTCGACGTTCTCGCCGATCCACTGCATGACCAGCCCGACGCGGGTGAGGATCAGCGCGGTCAGCTTGGAGATGTGGAGCCAGAGCGGCTCGGCCTCGTAGTGCTTCTCCATCGCGACGACGGGCGGCTTGCCGTCGCCGTCGCCGAGGGTGCCGCCGTCCGACTCGGTCTGGAAGACGGTCATCGACGGGTCGAAGCTGCCGTCCTGCCGCGTGAGCTTGCTCGCGACGTAGACGCGGTCCTGGCCGGTCAGGCGGGCGTTCTCGGCGGCGATCGTGACGGCCTCGTTGAGGGCGAGCAGGAGGTCCTTGACCTGGTCGTAGTCGGACTCGCCGAGGCCGTCGTCCTCGTCGACGTCGTTGATGATCCGGCCGGCGAGCATCGGCAGCCCGTGCGGCCACTCGCTGCCGTCGGCGGTGGCGTCCTCGCCGGGACGGACCAGGTCGGCGGTGGCGGCGCTGTCGGTCAGCGGGACGCGGACTCCGAGCTCCTCGTTCCCGCCGTGGTAGAGCAGGTTCACGACGCGGCCCCTGGTGTGCACCTCGGCGTGGCGCCAGACGACGTCCACAGTCTGCTTGTCGTCGTCGCCCGCGGCGGTCTGCGCGCGACCGACCTCGGACACGAACGCGACGGCGAGCATGCGGCTGCCGTAGAGGAGCGGCACCGCGTGGCGGCGGGACACCCAGTCGACGAGCGCGACGTCGGCGATCTCGCGGTTGACGTGCAGCTTCCAGAGGACCTCGCCCTCGCTCGAGCAGGTGCGCTCGGCGCGGTGCAGGCCCGCGGGGATGCCGTTGTCGTCGATCGCGTGGTCGAGGTCGTCCTGCGCCTCGGCCGACACGAACGTCGGGTCCTCGCCGAACAGGAAGTCGGCGAACGACTTGGAGATCAGCTTGCCGAGCGGGTCGACGAGCAGGTCCCTGGCGATCCCGTTGTCGGTGAACCGGTCCCAGTTCATCATGTGACGCAGCCGCGGCTTGTCGCCGCGGCGGATCGCACGGCGCTCCGCGAGCAGCCGGACGTGCGCCTCCTCGCGGGGGAGCGGCCAGCAGGTGGCGGCGTCGAGCTCGGCGATCAGCTTGTCGGCGAAGTCGGTCACTCAGCGGGCCGCTTCGGCGGCGGGCCGATGACCTTGACGAGGTACTCCGGCGCGCCCTCGAGGTCGACGTCGACGCCGATCAGGGTGAGGGTGACGGCGAGCGGGCCGTCGTCATACCCGTAGTCCACACCGATGTGAGTCACGCAGTCGAGTGGCTCGCCGTCGACGAGCACGACCGGCGTAAAGCGGTCGCGGGCGTCCGGGTGGTCTGTCGTGATTCGCACGCGCTTCATGGTGTCGGGCATGCCGTCCTCCTCAGGTCTTCCGTTGCCGCTTCGCCGCTACCGGCGCGTCGCCGGCGACCAGGGCGTCGGGGCCGTGGTCGTCGCCCTTCTCGGTCCGGTTCGTCAGCGGGTCCGAGTAGATCCAGCCGCGCAGCTGCTCGCAGAGCACCGGGCAGCCGGTCGGTGACACGGCCAGGTACGGGCCGAGCTGGCCCTTCTCGCCGTTCATGTGGCGGCCGGTGTTGTCGACGAGGCCGGCGAGGTGGGTGATCGCCAACGCCTTGTACTTGCCGAACGGCACGGCCAGGTGCTTGATCCGGGAGCCGACCAGCTTCCGCAGCTGCTCGAGGAACGCGGCGTTGATCTGCGGGGCTGAGGCGTCGAAGCGCTCCTCGTGCACCGGGAAGCCGAGCGCGCTGATCTGCTCGGCGACCTTGGCGGGCAGCTCCTTGATGACCTCGTTGCCGTGGTAGGGGATCTCCTTGACCACGTACCAGCCGTCGCGCTCGAGCGGCCAGAGCAACAGCACGTGCGAGTAGACGCCCCAGTCCGCGGAGAGGACCAGCGCCCCGCCGACCGGCGGCGCCATCTTGTCCTGCGCGCGCAGCTCGTCGTAGTGGCGGCCGAGCTGCTCGACCTCGGTCAGGTACTTCGGGAACACCCAGTCGCCCGGCGGCCGCGCGTCCCAGTCGCCGTTGAGCAGCTGCTCGCGCGTCTGCCGGTCGAGGTTCGCGAGCGAGCGCTCGTACTCGGCCCGGTCGAGCGAGGGGTTGTCCTGCAACTTCGCCGGGATGAAGATGCGCTCCTGCGCCCGCTCGACCGTGTCCTCGGGGTCGTCGGGGTCGGTCTCCTTGAGGATCAGCCGGTGCTTGACCCAGCGGTGGCCGGCGCCGCCCGGGTTGGACGCGCCGCGCATCCTGAGCGGTACGCGGCCGAGCGCCTCGCGCCGGCGCCTGACGGCGGGCGGCAGGTCGTCGGTGATCTTCGGGCGACGGAGCCGCGAGAACAGGTAGCGGTACTGGCTGTCGGTGAACTGCGTCAGCTCGTCGAAGCCGATGAACTGGAACGCGGCGCCCTGATAGTGGTACTTCGAGTCTTCGTACTGGAGGTGGGCGAACGTCAGCGTCGCGCCTGACGGGAACGTCCAGCGGTGGTCGTTCTCGTTCCACCGCGCGTCGGTGTTCGACATCCACTCCTTCGAGCGGGGAATCAGGCCCTCGGCCTGCTTCAGGTCGGGGTAGACGCGGCGGAACAGGATCGCGCTGTAGCCCGGCACGTCGACGTACTGGAGCGCGGCCATCAGCAGGGCGTCGGACTTGCCGCCGCCGGCCGCGCCGCCGTAGAGGGCCTCCTGGCAGTCGAGCCAGAGGAACGCGTGCTGGCGCGGGTGCGGCTTGTAGGGGATGTAGCCGGTGAGCCTGACCGCGAGCGGGTCAGCCGGTGTTGCCGTTGCCATTGCCGTTCACGGCTCCGGCCTCGGCGAGGATCGCCGCGACGCCGGCGCGCTTCTCGTCGGCGTCCGGTGCGACGAACACGACCTTGCCGCCCTTGACCTCGCCCGAGTGGGCGATGTCGACGCGCTCGCGGTAGATGTGCGGCCGCTTCGCCTTGAGCAGGAACATGAGCAGCGAGCTGTCGAACCGCCGGACCGTGGTGACGAGCTTGCCGGCCGAGACGAGCGGCTCCTCGACGCCGTCGCGCGCGCGTCGCAGCGCCTCCTCCTCGAGCGACTCGATGACGACCTCGTCGATGTCGGCCCAGCGTTCGGCGAACCCGTCGTTGCGCTCGCGCTCGTTGTAGACGGTCGAGCGCGACACGCCCGCCGCCTCGGCAGCCCTCGAGACCATGCCGGTCTCGGCCAGCTCCATCAGGAACGTCTCGCGGCTCCAGTCCTCTTTGCGCGTGCGCGAACCGTCAACCGTGTCGACGGGATGTCGCCAGCATCGTTCGGTGCCCTTGAGCGCGAACTGTGTGCACGGCTTGCCGTTCTTCTTCTTGCCCTGGCAGAGAGGCGTCTTCGCCTGCTTGCGCCTGGCGGCCATCAGACCCGGTGCTCCTGCTTCTGCGCGAAGTGGTCGAGCGCGTTGTCCAGACGGCCTGTCGCGTCGATGACCTCGACGCTCGCCTCCTCGTCCTGAGCGAGCGCGTAGCCGATCGCTGCCATGTTGCCGCTGGCCTTCACTTCTGCGAGTAGGGGACGGATCGCACGGTGTGAGGCTTGGAGACGGTCTGCTGGGTCTGGCCAGGGCATACGGCCTCCTCTCTCACAAAATGCTTGGATGGCCCGGGATCACGCTGTTGAAGACGCGTGGTCGGAGGTCACGAATCGAGGTGTGCCGAGGCGGGTCTTGGGGCGATCAGGCGCTCGCTCTTCGCGAGGCACTCGTCGGCCAGCGCGTCCATGCGGGCGACCAGGTCGTCTAGCTCGGCCTGACGCCGGTCGAAGTCGGGGCCGAGGGTGACGATCACGCTGCGACGACCAACGGGATCTCAAGATTGCCGGGCCGATCCTCGATGACCGCGCCCGAAGCGATCGCGTTGCGCTCGAAGTGCCGGCGCATCTCGTCGCGGTCCGTCTGCGCGCCGCTCTTCAGGTAGCGGTCGAACGCGGCCAGGTACTCGCGCCACGGCTCCAGGTCGAGCGTCTCGTTCACGCCGCCGCTCGCCTGCGATGACGGCGCGGGGTGAAGCCCGCGGCCTCGATGGCGGCTGCCCAGCACCCGAAGATGCGAATGACCTGGTTGAAGCCCGGATGCCCGTCCTCGCAGCGCGGCCAGTCGGCCGGCGTCGGTGCGCCGCCGTGTTCCTTGGCCCACGCCTCAATGCAGATCAACACGACCTGTTGCGCGGGCGTGTACGCCTCCTTGACCTCTGGGATGACCGCGCGTCCGCAGAGCAGGCACACATCGTTGGGGCCAGCCGTCGACTCGCCTCCGTGGCCAGGGCACGGCTCCGGCAGCATCGGGTTGCGGTCGTCGTAGAGCTTGCGGTCGAGCGTCGGCTTCACTTCGACCGCCTCAGCCGCTTGCGGAGTCCGATCGCGCCGCCGATCGCCCAGCGCTTGACGCAGAACGAGATGCCGAACGGGCCGAAGGGGAGGGTGATGCCGTGGGTGTAGCGGTCGTTGGACACTCGGACCTCCTTAACTGCTTTTCAGATGGCCCGGGATGGGGCGCTGGGAGGAACGTCCGCAGAGGTCACGAAACCGGGGTGCCGACTCGGCGTCAGGCGGCGCGGGCGTCAGCTCGGACGGGCGAACAGCGGGGGCCGGATTCGAACCGGCGATGTCCGACTTAGGAGGTCGGTGAGATGTCCTTGCTTCTCTACCCCGCTGAGCAGATTTAGTGCCGCTGCGGCTTCTCAGGCGGCCCGGTTGAGCGGCAAGGGCTCCCACGGTTGGCGAGCGGCTCGCGCCGCGCGCTTCGGTGGATCACCGGCTCGCTGCTCGCACGCTCGGCAGACGCAGCCGTTCGCATAGCCGTGGCAAGGGCGGGGCGCGTGCGGGACCGGGTGAAGGTGGTTCGGCCCGGAAGGAGCGGGGCCGATCGGCCGACCCATGAGGTCATTGCTCACTCAGCGCCTCCCGACCGAAAACGGCGCACGTCGCCGCACTTGCTGGGGAATCTCTATCAAGCCGCGCGGACGGAAAGGGCTTCACGCCGCGCGCTTCAGGTCGGCCTGCACGGTCTTGTGGTCGGCGCCGACGTGCATCGCGATCTGGCGCGCGGTCATCCCGGGGTGGGCCTGCTTCAGCTCGACGACCCGCCGTCGGCGCTCCTCGGCGGCCAGCCTCGCCGTCTTCGACGCGGCCTCACGCGGCTTGCCGTAGTCCTTGTCGCGGCCGTCCTCGTCGCGGACCCTCCAGACCTCGCGGACGCCGCAGCGGAAGTGTGTCGCGACCTCCTGTGCCGTCCAGCCCGCGTAGTCTCGGATGATCCGGCGGTTGCGTTGCTCGACCGCCTCGCCTTCAATGCGCGGAGCGAGCCGGTGGGTCAGCTCCTCCAGCGCCGTCGTGGCCTTGCCGATCACCTTGCCGCGCTCGAAGTCGGAGGCGCAGCGGTTGTACTCCGCGGCCCAGTAGACGTGCGGCGGCTGGCTGTCCCCGGTCGTCGGCGCGCCCGACTCGAACGCGCCCTTCGATCCGATCACGCTATAGCTGTAGATCGTGCCGTTGCTCGTGACTTCGAGCTGGGCGAGGATCTGGCGGATGCGGTGGTCCTGGTCGGCGCTCACGCCTCCCTCCAAGGCATCCAGACGCGCTCTCCGCGCCTCTGCCGGTCGGTGAACAGTCGTCGGTCCTTCAGGTCCCGGAGGATGGGCAGAACGAGCTGGACGTCGGCCT